AAACGCAGGCAAAGGGTTCTGCAAGAAGCATTGAGGGATATAATATTTTTGAAGAGCTTTTTAAATGCCGTGAGCTTTTTGAAAGGTTTGGCGGACATCCCATGGCGGCGGGACTTACACTTAAAAGGGAAAACATACCAATACTTAGGAAAAGGCTGAACGAATCCTGCAAACTTACGGAAAGTGATATGGCTGAGGTGATAAGGATAGATGCACAGCTTGGGTTTGACGATATTTCTATCAAGACGGCTCATGAACTGGAAAGATTTGCACCTTTTGGCAGAATGAATCCCAAACCTCTTTTCGGAAGCAAAAATGTTGCTGTAAGTGTACTTCGCGTTATAGGAAAAAACAAAAATATATTAAAATTTACATTTATAGACAAAAAAACATCGAAAATTATTGACGGCATATCATTTGATGGTTATGATGAATATTGTGAAAAGGTGACACACAAATATGGCGCTGATGTTTTGAAAAAAATATTTAACAGGCAGTTGTCTGCACCTGATATGGATATTGTATACTCGCTGGGTATAAACCGCTTTAACGGCAGAGAAACGGTCCAGCTTGAAATAAAGGATTTTAGATTCAGGGAGGATTTTTAATATGGATATTGCATCAAAAATCAGAGAAATACCGGATTTTCCACAAAAGGGCATTCTTTTCAGAGATATTACTACTCTTTTAAAAGAACCTGACGCTATGGTAGAAGCTATAGATCTTATGACGGCCGATCTTAAAGATGTTGATTTTGATTATATACTTGGGCCTGAAAGCCGAGGTTTTATTTTTGGTGTACCTATTGCTTATAATCTTCGAAAAGGGTTTGTACCAGTAAGAAAGGCCGGAAAACTTCCAGCTGAGGTTATAAGAAAAGAATACGCTCTTGAGTATGGAAAAGCCATTATTGAAATACATAAAGATGCTGTTATTCCCGGCAAAAAATATGTAGTTGTTGATGACCTTATGGCAACGGGAGGTACTTCAAAGGCAATTGCCGAGGTTATAGAGTCAATGGGCGGAGAAATAGTCAAAATGGAGTTTCTTATTGAGCTTACAGGGCTTAAAGGGCGTAAACTTCTGTCAAAATATGATGTTTCTTCTATAATAAAATACTAATTTGAAATATTTTTGGCATCAAATTTATTTGATGCCTTTTTTGTATAAGTGTGAATATTATATGCAATAAAATGAAAAAAACTTTAAAAAATATTTGACATAGTTAAGTTAAAATGATATAATGTCTCTTGCAGTAAGCGTTTTGGAGAAATACTCAAGAGGCTGAAGAGGCGCCCCTGCTAAGGGTGTAGGTCGTTTACGCGGCGCGAGGGTTCAAATCCCTCTTTCTCCGTTGTAAAAAAAGCTTGAAAACTCAATGGTTTTCAGGCTTTTTTTATTTTTCATTTTTTAGTTTTACCCCTTAATTTACCCCTTACAGAATTAGTTGTGCAATTTTACCTATTGTGTTAATATACATTTATGGAAACCGTAACGGGTGGTTGACCTCCAATTTACTAAGGATTGGGGGTGGTGCCTATGACAGAATATGAGGCATTAATGATAATGCTCACATTTGGATTGTTTATATTGGCATTGCTCTCTTACATAAATAAGAGAAAATAAAAAGCTACCCGTCATAATCTTGGCCGATTAGGGTAGCTTTGTGCTTTAACCGAGGTTAACCACCTTGTGGCGGTTTCCTACTTAGTTTTATTATATCAGTTTATTTAATTTTGTAAAGGGCCTTGTATCGGCCTTATTTTATGTTTTTAATGTATTTTTCCATTCTTTCAGCACTTTCTCTTTTCATCTTTTCGGAAACATGGCCGTATACATCAAGCGTAAAGGCTGCTGTCGCATGTCCTAAGTTTCCCTGTACGGTTTTTATATTGTCACCTTCTTGCAGTGCAGTGACAGCATATGTGTGTCGTAAATCGTGAAAACGAGCGTCAGGCAATCCGATTGAAATAGCAATTTTCTTAAAATGTTTGTATACAGTGCAAAAGGCTAAGTGTCTGCCGGTGTCATTAGTAAATACTAAATTAAATTCATTATCCCACAAAAAACCATTTCGCAGTCTGTTTAATCCTTGACGCTTGCTTTCATCCTTTAGCCAGTCCATAACAAATGACGCAGGTGTTAATACTCGTGTTTCACTGTTTTTTGTTGAACTTAGTATATATTTACCGTTTACCTTTTTTTCTTTTTGAAGCTGTTTATTTACTGTAACGGTACCGTTTTTAAAGTCTATACAATCCCATGTAAGGCCCATAACTTCACCTTCACGCAGACCGGTGAAGAGTGTAACGAGCAGCAAGTTTTTATATTCCTCATGTTCTATCGCATACATAAAGGCCTTAATATCATCGTCGGTAAAAGGCTGTATTTCTTTTTTCTCAATTCGGGGTAGTTCACACTGTGCTGCTGGATTTATATTTATATATCCAATGCTTACAGCTTTTTCAAGTGCTTTGTGTAGTACACCGTGAACGTTTTTAATAGTCTTTGGTGAAAGTCCGTTTTTAAGCATGTTATTATAAAACTTTTGTACAGTAGGAACATTAAGAACTTGAAGCTTTACAGCACCAAAGGCCGGTTTAATATGCACGCGGATTTGAGTTTCATATGACTTGTAAGTAAACGGTTTTACGCTGTTTTCAACATATTCATTAAGCCATATATCAAGCCACTGTGAAACAGTTATTTTCGTAGCTTCGGTATATGTGCCGGTATCAAGCGCACGTATGGCAGCCGTTAATTTCTGCCGTACTTCCTTTTGTGTTTTGCCGTATATACTTTTTCTTATTCCTTTGCCGGTGGCAGTATCAACGCCGGAGATATAACGTGCCTCCCATGTACCGTCTTTGCGCTGCCGAATTGTACCGCTACCTTGAGGATTACGTTTCACAGTATCACCTTCTTATAAATATAATGCCTGCATACAGCAGGCATTTTTTTAAAGTTATATAGAAATAACTGTATTGTTTTATTTGTTAATATCCAACAGCCTTTACACCGTATTCTGCTTGCTCAGTTGTAAAGCCATCGTATTCTAATTGTTCAATTAATCCATCATGAGAAAATGAGGAGAAGCTTAAGTAACTCTTAGCTTTCTTTGCGGCTTGTTCATTCCAGTTTGCACCGCATTTGTCTGCGGCATATGTTGCAGCTTCTGTAGAATACCCTTCATACTTTAGTTGCTCAATTAAACCACTACGAGAAAATGCTGAAAAGTCAAGATAATCTTCCGCTTTGGCACAAGCATTTTTTTGCTCTGTAGTTTCGCTTTGGTTAGATATATTTGCAGCATTAGAGGCTGGCTTTACTCCGAGGTAAACACTTTGCGTGGCACCGTCCCATGTTACGCTTTTTCCTACAGCTTCACCAACAGCCCTAACCGGCAAATAAGTTGTTCCGTTAACCACAAATGGTTCAGAAGATGTTTGTACTAATTTCCCGTCTACATAAATCTTGATGTTATTGTACTCCGCAGTAATGCTTTTTCTTGATGTTTCGGAAAATGCAATAGTTGTACCCCCAACTGTTAAAGCTGTTGCCAACATTCCTGCTGTAAATACTTTAAAATCATGTTTTTTCATACTCATTTCCTCCCTATAAATTGACATATTGTGACTACAATACTATAATTTAGCTGAAGGGTTTGGACGCTCTTTGAATTTTGTTTTTGACTCGTCTATTGCAGTAGACGGGTCTATTTTTATTCATTTTTTTTATATTTGTTTAAGTCTATGATGTTTAAAATCACCTATCTAATTTTAAGCATGTTTTTTTGCGTTTGTATCTTGATATGCTGATAATGTTTTTCCTTTTGCTTCGGCTTCAAGCTCTTTACGATAATTGTCAACTTCTTTTTCAATTTGAGCATTAACATTATCTTCTCCCATTTCCTCATCCAGAGATTTTGCAAGTGAAAAAATATAATTTTTAATAACGTTTTTTTCTGCTGAACTCAATTCAATATATTTTTCAAGAATTTTTCTGTCGACTGTGTCTAATGAATATTCATCACAAAGACTGTCAATAGTACGTTTATTCGTTTCAACAAACATTTCACCAACTCCGTCACGAAGCCATGATTCGCTGACATTAAACTCTCTGCAAATTAAAGATATATTTCTGTCTGTTGGAGTTAGACGGCCGTTTTCTATATCGCTATAGGAGCTCGGTTTCAATCCAATTTTACTCCCGAATTCTTTTTGAGTAAGTTTAAGGGCTTTCCTTAAGAGTTTTAAGCGTTTATTCAAATAAAACACCTCCTCAATTGCAATATTATACGTAAAACGTAAAAAAGTCAATAAAAAATAGAAAATCATATTAACATTATACGTATATCGTAATAGTATATACGCATAGATAACGTAAATCGTAACGAGGTGAAAGCTATGAAAAACAAAGAAGAATTAGAACAGATAACAAACTTATTAGTCAAAATGCCACCAGAGGTAAAAACGAAAATAATTTACATTATGCAGGGTGTTGAGCTTATGAGGCAGGCAGAGGAAAAAGAGAGGGAGGCAAAGGCAGAATGATATTTAATAAAGAGAAGTTTTTAAAATCGGAGATTGGTGCTCATATGGATGAAGTTATCACAACTTGGGACTCTTGCATTAGTAAAATGGATTTGTATAAAACGAATTCATCTGATTATAAAGCAAACGAAAGGGTTTCTGCAGAAATGCAAACACGCTGGGACGTAATAAGAATGATGATACGGCAGTTATACGGCATTAAATATTATTTTACGCGTAATGATGATTATTTTGGCGTATGTACGGAAAATGAAGGTGATTGGTTAATTAAAAAATATAGAAAACCGTTTTATGAAAGGCCGTGAAAACATGAAATTTATAGAAAACGGAGTTGAGTACGTGTCAGGCATGGAAACTGTTGAAGTATTTTATTTGTCATGTGCAAGCTGTTTGGCGTCTTATCGTAAACAAGGGTTGCCATTTTACACTTTTGACAAAAAAACAAAGAAAAAATATAACGCGTACAATAGGTCAAAGTATTTTTACCCAATAAAAAAATGTCAAAAATGGTTCGCAGGGGAGGAATAAAAATGCATGATTACAAAGTTTGGATAACTAAGGATGAAGAAAAACATAGAATTATTTACAATGCTCTTCTTGCAATGCTGGATTTCCCGAATGAGCATTTAAGCGGTGGACAGGTCTTAGAAGACTGCCGAATACCTGCACTATATCATGGTGATAACTGGTTTTGCCTTATTGAGAACTACAACGGTACAGGTAAGTATCAGTTGGTAGTTATGTAACCTTGGGGGGTGCAGAAAATTGATAATTGAAAAGGAAACAATGAGTGTGTTCCAGAAATGGCAAAAATGATAGGTGTAAGCCGTACGACGGCTTATGAAATGGTAAGGATTGAGGGTTTCCCTGCTATTCATGTCGGAAAAACAGGACGAAAGATTATTATACCTGTTGAGAGCTTTAGGCAATGGCTTAATAGCCGCAGGATTACACAGGAGGGTTAAGCATGGTAACAAATGACTGGTTTATATTTCTGTCAGGGGTATTAATGCTTAAGGTTATTTATGATTGGCATATGCGTTTTAAACGTAGAGAGGCTGCAAAAGTACGCCGTTTGAGAAAGATAAATCACATATTATCAAAACAGATTGAGAGGACGTGCAGAAATGAAAAGTAAAGAGGAAAACTATGTTGATATACATATTTTCGGAAGCAAAAGTGACAAGTTAGAAGCTACTGTAAATGGAACATCATTTTTAATTCTAATGGCACTTGCAAATGTGTTGATTGATACATTTAACAATGCCTCAAATGATTGCAATGCGACTAAACGAGGCAGGTCGGATATGAAACGCGAAATATTATGGCATCTTTCAAATGGTATGAAAGGTTAACTAAAATGTTATGAAAGTACATAAAAAGATGCCATCGCGATTGCGGTTCGCGACGGCGACAGCTTAGAAAAGCCATGTAATTAATTACAAATACATTGTATATCTTTCATCAATGTATGTCAATTACATGGCTTTAAAAAACAGCGCTTTTTAGCGCTTTGCGGGCTTGTATTGGGTATTATCTTTTCAACCAAAGCCATAAGGGAGAGGTTAGCCATGATTAGAGAGAAAAAAATACATTGCGGCAAGTATGGCCAAAAAAGTAAATACATAGAAGTTGATTTGTATCCATATCCGAATAAGATTGGCGTAAGTCTAAAAGGCAAACGTATAAAAATAAATGAAACTGAGCCAAAACAAAAAAATCTCAATGACAAGAGGTCAAGGCGTTATTTTAATCAGATTACAAAATGCAACTTTCATCAAAACGACTATCATGTAAGCTTTACATACAAAAACAAGTATCTACCTGCCACAGTTGAAGAGGCTGAAAGAGAAGCAATGAATTACATAAGGCGACTTAAACATAAAATGCGCAAGCTTGGCCTTGAACTCAAGTATTTGCTTATAACAGAAAAAGGAGACAAAAACGGACGTGTACATCATCACTTAATAATCAATTCAGGTTTAAGTCGTGACGAGATAGAGGATCTATGGAGCAGGCCACGCCGGAAAGGTGAAAAAAAGAGAGAAAGCCTTGGCTATGTTAATTGTGACAGACTGCAATTTAATGGAAAAGGGATTGAAGAACTTTCAAGTTATTTAACAAAGAATCCACAGGGCCGCCGCAGGTGGAGAGGCAGTCATAATTTGATTAAGCCTTGGTTTTATACACCAAACGATTATAAGTACAGCAGAAGGCAGATTGATAAAATGGCCGTATTACCTCCTGACTGTAATGATGTAAAAAACTATTGGGAAAGAAAATATAAAGGCTATCAACTTGACGAGTGCGTTCCGGTGTTCAATGACTCCATAGGCCGGTGGAGCATTTATTTAAAACTGAGTCTAAAAGAATAAATGACAGGAGGGATAAAAAATGGACTTCAACAAAATAATTAAGAGTTGTACCGAAAATAAGCATGTTGATATTTACACAAACATGAGTACGAGTGAACAATGGATAGGTAATCGCAATATATATTTGATAGGCAAAACAAAATTTAATGAGGACAGCATAAAACCAATTCTTAAAGACAATGGTGAGGACTGGGATATTTTGGAGTATGAAACAGATGAGAAGTTTGATGATATGGCAAAAGAAAGAATTTTAGAGGCAAGATATTCATTTACCGTGTGCAGCGGAAAGGATACGTACATAATTTTATTTGATGAAATAGGAAAACTTGTGTTTGTAAATAAATCATGCTTCGCACCGCTTAAACTTACGTCTGAATATAAATTTTATATGCGAGGCGAATATGTGGCCGTAAAAAAAGGTATGCTTTTGCAGGCATTAATTAAGCCTGAATATTTTGACTACAGCAACAATTTTATTACAAAGCAGTTGGCAGAGGTAGGCACATATATATCAAGGGCCATGGCCAGAATAGAGGCAGAGGATGAATAAAATAGTCGAAAGTTTTCTTGATGTTGATGTTAGTAATTTGTCTTTCCCAAACATAACAATATATTTTCATCCGGATGATATGCCAAAAAAGGCTGTGGCAAGGTTATTTGAATTTGAAAGGCCGACAAATATTTGTATAGTAAAGGACACCATAAAGCAGTGCCGAGATGATATAAAAAAATCGGGGTTTTATTGGGTATGCCCTCGTGACAATAAAGATGATTCTTGCATTGTAGAAACGTGGTTTATTTAAGTGTACAAAGTAAAAGTTATCCACAATTTGTTTTTGAAGAAAGGGGACTATTATGAAGCTTAAAGTACAGCAAAATGAAGAGGCACGTCTAATGTATGGGAAAGTAAATGAACATTGTGTAAACTGTAAGTTTTCAAAAACAAGCAGAGGACAGTTGTTTTGCCTCAGCTTCATCAGGGAACCGGCCGAAAAAAATAAAATTGATATTTGGGCTTTGGCGTGCGGAAAATATGAAAATAAATAAAAGGGTGATAGTGTGACACGATATGAACTCGAAGCGGTGCGGCGCTTAAATAGAAAAATAAAAATACAACATGATATTTTAATTGAGCTCACAAATAAAAGCTTTGCAAGCATACCGCCTATAACAGGTATGCCACAGGGCAAAAGAGGGCTTGATATGTCAGAATATATAGTTAAGATTGCGGACTGTAAAAATAGTATTGACAGCTTAAAGCATGTAAAAGAAGAGGCAAGAGCAAACATAATACAGTACATAAAAACACTTAGCAATAGATTTATATCGCAAATAATATACTTACGCTGTATAAAGTGCCAAAGCTGGCTTGAAGTTGCGGTCAACATGGGCGGCATGAATACCGAAAACGGCGTAAGGACAGCATATTGCCGGTTTTGCAAAAAACTTGAAAAATATTAAACTTGTAACGTTTTGTAACGTGAAGCGTGGTATTATGTCATTGTAACAATTTAGGCATTAACGTTTTATGTCTTAAAAAATCTCTGACAAAGAAACTCTCTCTAAAAGAGGACACTCAATATTTGAGCGTCCTTTTTTAGTTGAAATAAGGTGATTAAATGAACAGTGTAGGCAGGCCGCCAAAATATAAAAGTGCAGAGGAAATACAGGAAAAAATAGATAAATATTTTAAGGAATGTGACGGTCAAATACTTCTTGATGAAGATGAAAAACCTGTTTTTGATAAAAAAGGTAATCCCATATACAAGGTGTTGCCGAGGCCGCCAACAATGACAGGCTTAGCCTTGGCGCTTGGCTTTAACACCCGTACGTCACTATTTAACTATAAGGCAAAAAAAGAATTTGTGAACACGATAACGCGCGCGAAAAGTCGTATAGAGGAATATACAGAACAAAGGCTTTTTGATAAGGACGGAGTACAGGGCGCAAAATTCAGTCTTGTTAATAATTTTGATAGCTGGTCAGATAAGTCAGATGTCAATGTAACATCAGGCCAAGGCTTTGAATTAACAGTAAAAGGTTTTGCAGGTGATTTTGATGAAAGCTGAAATAAATATCAACCCTGCATATTTACCATATCTTGGACGGTATAAAAGCCGTATTGAGGTATATTACGGCGGTGCCGGTTCGGGCAAGTCTGTTTTTGTGGCTCAAAAGGCAGTTATAAAAGCATTAAGAAGCAAAAGAAAAATACTTGTTGTCCGGAAGGTGGCAAGGACACAAAAGGATAGTTGTTTTGACCTTATAAAAAGTATCCTCTCCAGTCTTAATATGCTTTCTCTTTGTAGTGTAAACAAGACAACACTTGACATAACGCTGCCAAACGGCAGCATTTTTCTATTCAAAGGAATGGACGACAGCGAAAAAATAAAATCCATAACAGATATAACCGACATATGGATTGAAGAGGCAACGGAGCTAACGCTTGATGATTATACACAGCTTAATTTGAGGCTTAGGGCAAGCCGGCCAAACCTACAAATGTTTTTATCGTTTAATCCTGTGAGTAAGGCCAACTGGTGTTATCTGACGTTTTTTGCGCATGAAACCGATGCATTTATTTTAAGAACCACGTACAAAGATAATAAATTTCTGCCAAAAGAATATGTGGAAAGTCTTGAAAAGATGAAAGAAACAAACTACACGTATTATAAAATATATGCTTTAGGTGAGTTTTGTAGTCTTGATAAGCTTGTGTTTAATAACTGGGAGGAAAAAAGTTTTGATGTTGTGGCACTTGCAAAAGAGAAACGCTTTACAACAATATCCGGACTTGACTTTGGTTTTATAAATGACCTGACGGCCTTTTTGGTGGGCTTATGTGACAATAAAAAAAAGGAACTGTATATATTTGACGAATACAGCAATACAGGTATAACAAACCCTGAAATAGCTGATGTAATTCTTAATATGGGTTATAGCAAAAATATAATAATGGCCGACGCAGCAGAACAGAAAAGTATTGAGGAAATACGGAGGGCCGGAGTAAGGAAAATAAAGCCTTGTACCAAAGGTAAGGACAGTATTTTATTTGGTATCCAACAGCTTCAACAATATAAAATATATGTTCTGCCGTCATGTACAGGTGTTATAACAGAGCTTAAAAACTATAGCTGGGAAAAAGATAAACAAACAGGTGAGTATACAAATAAGCCAATAGATAAATTCAACCACTTTATAGATGCTTTGAGGTACGCAATGCAGATAATAAGGGGCAAGATGGGTGTATTGCCAAAGGGGGCGTTATAATGCTATACATAGAAAATGATAAAGGAATGAACTTAAGCCTTGCAAAATATTACATTGACAAGTTTAAAACAACAGAGCTTTCAAGGCTTGAAAAGCTTAAAAGCTACTATAAAAACGATAACAAGATAAATTACCGTGTATTTGAGGACAAAACCAAGCCGAATAACAAAATAAGTCATAGCTTTGGCGATTATATCACTAGGACTAACACGGCCATATTTTTAGGTTCACCTGTCACATATAACAGCGAAAGTGATTTAACGGACTATATGGCCGTGCTTGATACGGCCGGAGAGGAAGATATAAATATTGACCTTGCCACAAAGTGCAGTATATACGGCTATGGGGTACAGCTTTTATATATAGGCGAAAATGCGGATATACGTTTTGTTGTACTCGATAATTCACAGGTGGTGCTAATATACAGTGATGATATATCGCAGAAGCTTCTTTATGCCGTACGTTTTTGGTCGACAATGACAGTTGATAATATCCAAAATGACTACATAGAGATTTACAGCAGGGACAGCCGTCAGCTTTACAGAAATGATGTTTTGCAGGAAGAGGCACAAAATGTATTTTCAGATATTCCTATTGTTGTTTATAAGAATAACTCTGAAATGAAGGGTGATTTTGAGAAGATAATATCTCTTATAGATGCTTACGATATGCTTGAAAGCGACAGTATAAATGAAAATGACTATTTCAACAATGCATACCTGTTTTTGAATACCGACACCGTGGATATAGACGACATACAGGCCATGAAGGAAAACAGAGTGCTTTACGGTACTAACCTTAATCCAGCCTTTATACTTAAAAACAGCAATAATACAGACGGCGACATAGAAAAGAACCGTCTTGTATCGGATATACATAAGCTTAGTTTTACTCCGGATATGAGTGATAATAACTTTGCTAATAATGTTTCAGGTGTGGCCATGAAGTATAAGCTTCTTGGTACTCTTAACAATATCTCAAATAAACAGAGAAAATTTAAGATTGCCTTACGTGAAAGAAATAAGCTGCTGTTTGATATGATGTACACAAAAAGTATGAGTGTTCCGGAAAACGTCGACATAATATTTACTTTGAGTCTTCCACAGAACAGTCTTGAAACGTCACAAATGATAAATCAACTTAGGGGCCTTGTGTCGGATGAAACATTAGTAAGTCAGCTTTCTTTTATTCAAAACCCTTCTGATGAAGTTGAAAAAGCTAATGAAGAGGCAAAAGAAAAAACAAGCCAAACAGTAGGCGATATATATGGTGGTGAAGGTATTGAAGAATGATGAAGAGAAACACCAAATATACTGGGGCAAGCGTTTAGCCGACAAACTGTATGACAGGCATACGGACAAAATGACAGCCGAGTTGAAAAAAATATACCGTCAGCAGGCACATGACATAAGAGCAAAAATTGTTGAACTTTATTCAGATATGCTTGAGGACGGCGAAATATCAACAACAAAGCTGTACGAATATGGCCGGTATAATCAGCTTTTGGAAGAAATAAATAAAATTACAGGTGAAACTTGCGACGAACAAATTAAATTAATGCAGGATGAACTTGAAAAGGTATATAGAGAAACATTTCAGCAGACATCAAGTGCACTTGGTAAAGATATAAGCTGGGGACTTGCCAATGCCGATGCCATGACAGAGGTTGTTAATGCAAATTTTAAGGGTGCGAATTTCTCAACAAGGGTATGGGCGCAGAACAGGGATAAAATGACTCAGGTTATCGGTAAGGAACTACAAAATATTGTAGGGAGCGGTCAAAACAAAGATAAAGCAGTAACAAAAATAATGCAGCTTTGCAAAGCCTCATTTTCAAATGCTGACAGGCTTGTAAGAACCGAAACAATGAGGGTTATAAATAGCGGTCAGATTAACAGCTTTAAAGAGAATGGATATACACACGGATATTATATAGTTTCAGACGATGATAGGCTTTGTGAATACTGCCGAGCTATAGCGCAGGAAACAAAGGCAAATCCGGTACTGCTTGAAGATATGGAAAGTATACATCACCCGCGGTGTAGATGTACAATAATTCCAGTAGTTCCAAAGATTTCAATATTGGAAATGGCAAGAAAAACAGGTGAGTTGCCATATCAAAAAAATTTTGATTATAACGCTGCAAAAGGCTTGTCTATGGAATTGAATAATAGTCAAGATAGTGATAAAATAAAAGCGACAGGGGAAAATATATTTAAGAATGGATTTACAGAGAAAGCTTTGAAGCGCCATATTGAGAAACATTTAAATGAGTATGATAAAATGACACCAAAAGAGTATAATGATTACGCACTTAATTTAATTCAGCAGGCTGTATCAGATGATATTTACGGATACAAAACATCAGAGGGCACGATTGTTAGATATAGAAAAAGCACAAATGATTTTGTAAAAGGTTATCCTGATACAGGGATAGCAACAATGTTTAAGCCTAAGGGCAACAATAAAAAAGGGTATAAATATTACAAAGAACAAGAGGAAAAGGAAGGTTTAGACAATGATTAAATGTCCTGTATGTGGCCAATATGAATTTGAACATGAAAATGACTTTGATATTTGCCCTGTTTGCAACTGGGAAAATGACGGTTTGCAAATTGAAAAGCCAGATGAAACAGAGTGTGCAAACAAAATGAGCCTGAATCAAGCTCGCAAAGCTTGGCAAAACGGTGAAAAGGTACTGTGATAATATGGATAACTTCAAAATAATAAAGTAATCAAGCACTTATCTGAAAAGGGATAGGTGCTTTTATTATGCCTTTTTTACAGGAGCAGGCGTAAAAGAACAACTATAAATGATTACGGTAACGTCTTTTGACGGGAACGGAGGACAAATATGAAATATGGTTTATTTAATAACATGCGTACAATATTTTTTGAGGCTGACAATGGCGGCGGTGCCGGAATTGGTACAGGCGGCGACCAAAAAGGCGAGGGCGAAAGTGACGAAAACGGAGAGGACCAAAAGACCTATACAGCCGAACAGGTGGCGGTGCTTATACAGTCTGAAACAGATAAGCGTGTACAGCAGGCTTTAAAAACACAACAGAAAAAGTATGAAAAGGAGATAGACAAACAAAAATCCCTTAGCGGCCTTGACGCTGAGGCAAGGCAAAAGGCAGAGGCACAGACACAAATTGAAGAGCTTCAGGAGCAACTTAACCAGTATAAGCTTTCAAACACAAAAGCTGAAATTTGCAAAGTTCTTAATAATAGAGGCTTAGACGCCTCTCTTGCTGACTTTATAGTAACATCTGACGATACCGACGAGTGCCTTGAAAAAATAGAAACCATTGACAAGATATTTAAGGCTATGCTTAAAAAAGAAGTTGACAGCCGATTAAAAGGCAGCGCACAGTCGCCGAAAGCTTCAAGTCTTGGACTTGACGGCAGTGTCACAAAGGAACAGTTCGGAAAAATGTCGCTTTCAGAACGTGCCGAGCTTTACAGCAACAACAAAACACTGTATGAGCAGTTTGCTAAAAAATAAGGAAAGGTGATTATATGGCATTAACAGGCTATGAAAATTTTATAATTGAAAACAAAATGACCGATTTGGTCAATAGTAAACTTGAGGTCAACAGCCTTATGACAGTTGATGATAGTTTATCAACAGGTGCAGGACTTAAGAAGATTATCAACAAGTATACATACAGCGGTGCGGTTGAAAAGCTTGCCAAAGGTGCTAAAAATGAAACTTTCGGAAGTGTTACATTTGTGCCTAAGGAATATGAGGTTGAAAGGTACCAGCAGACATTTAAATATAATGATATGGATGTCATGCAAGACCCGTATATATTAGATGTGGCCACGACAGGAGCGTCGATTCTCATGTCGAACGAGATAAAGACAGAGTATTTTACAGAGCTTGCAAAAATAACAAATAGCTCTTCATACACAACGTTTAATTATGCGGCCATAGTTGACGCTCTTGCGGAGCTTAATAAAGAAGTTGAAACCGACATGTTTGTACTTATGGGTAATGACCTTAGGGCGCTTATCAGAAAAGACAGCGATTTTATATCAAGCAAACAGGGCGAAATAATTTATACCGGCCAATTTGGTACAGTGTGCGGCCTTCCGGTTCTTTTCAGTAAGCTTATTCCTGCCGGAACAGCATATATAACCAAAAAGGACGCTGTCAAGTTTTTCGTAAAGAAACAGGGCAGTGTTGAGCAGGACCGAGATATTGAAACAAAGGACAATACAGTTGTTTATGAACGTCATGGCATCATGGCACTTGTAGATGAAACATATAGTATAAAACTTTCAAAGCAAGAAGCCTAACAGGAGGACTAATTAAATGGAATTAGAAGAGCAGATACGACTTTTAACTGGCAACACAAATAATGAGTTAATCAGCCTTATAATATCCAAATGTAAGGATGAAATAAGTGCATATACAAAAAAAGAATATATGACGAATTTTGATAATGTGTGTGTTGATATGGCAGTAATAAAGTTAAATCGTATAGGCACTGAGGGGCTTTCGACTCAAGGTTATAGCGGAGTTTCAGAAAGCTATATTGATGGGTATCCGGCAGAAATAATGAAGCAGCTTGACAGTTTTAAAAAGAAATGGGGTGCTTTATGATAAACAGACAAATGAAAACGTACGGCCTTTATGTAAATGAGCCTCAGCCGGACAAATACGGTCATGAAACAGAGCATTACGTTTATATAAAGGACATTAAAGCGACGGTCAATTTTATATCTATAACAAAGATAACTGACGATATACGCTATAAGGATTGTGAATATATGGGGCTTACAGAAGATAAAGACTTCGATGTTTCTAAAAATTATATGCTTATCAGTGATTCTGGATGTTTTATAGCAAAGAGTATTAATGTATTAACAAGGTTTACACAGATGTATTTACAGGCGGTGATTTAATGGGTGAGCTTTCACTTAATATTAACTGTTTTATATCAGAACAATTTCCCTTGGCTATAAAACAGTGTATTAATGACTGCTGTCAGGACGTGGCCAACAGTGCAAAAGAAAAATGCCCTGTTGACGACGGTCCATTAAGGGCAAGCATAAAACATAAAGTTGAGAAGGACAAAAATAAGTTTATAGGTACTGTGGGAACTAATGTCGAGTATGCGCCATATGTGCATGAAGGAACTGGACTTTATGCAAAAGAAGGGAACGGTCGTAAAGAGGTACCTTGGACATATAAAACGGCAGACGGGCATTTTTATAAAACAAGCGGCCAACATCCAAACCCGTTTTTACAGGAGGCAGTTGACGAGAACATGCAGAATATATTAAATCGTTTTGAGGGGTGTTTAGATGATTCTTGATGAACTTGTAACTCTTCTTAATGAAACTGGTTACAAAATATATCCTTTTGGCAGCACGAAAATAGAAAACTGTATTGTTTATAATTTTGTACCGCTTACAAGCGACGGCATAAAAGAACAGAACAGGCTTGAAATAACGGTTATATCAAAGAATATGGAAACAGGTTTGACAATGTTGGCCGACATAAAGGAAAAGCTTTTAACATTTGGTGATGAGCCGAAAACAGATAATATTTTGAGCATTAATTTAAACGGCGGGGGAAGTCTTGAAAATCTTGAAACAAATACGTTTCACTTCAAGGCTTTTTTTGTTGTTACAAGCAGATACAGAAAGGTTTGATTATATGGAAAAGATAGTATTAGGAAGTGGAAGAGTCTATATTGATGAGTTTAGCGGTACATTGCCGGAAGATACGGTTATAGAAGTTGATGATAAGCTTTTGGGCTATATTCAGGGCGGAGCTACACTTACATATAAGCCTACGTTTTATACGGCTAAGGATGATTTGGGCCTTATAAGCAAAAAGATAATAACAGAGGAAGAGGTAACATTAAAATCCGGTGTTATGACTTGGAACGGAGAAACTCTTAAAACACTTTGCTCTACAGCAAGAGTTACCGAGGATACTGCAACTAAGACGAGAACGGTAAAAATTGGTGGTACGGGAAATTATGACGGCAAAAAATATATTATACACTTTGTACACCTTGACAGTATTGACGGCGATATAAGGGTAACGATAGTTGGCAGTAACGAGGCTGGATTTGAGCTTGCTTTTGCAAAAGATAAGGAAACAGTTATTAATGCAGAGTTCAAAGCTCAACCAATGGATGGTGATGGAACACTTATACTTTACAAAGAAGCTGACAACAGCATAACGGAGTAAAAGTAATTTAACCATTTTGGTGAACCTACTGGATATCAGAATAGTCAATATTTTTTAGAAAGGCGGATTTTAAAATGCTCGATTTAAACACACTGACACAAAAATATTATGAAGTAAAGCTTTTGGACGGTTCTATTATACACTTAAAACACCCCACACAGGGAATGCTTAACACAATGGTTAGCTTCAGCAATATAAAAAGCAGCACTGATAACACACAGGTCATTAATGTGCTTTACGACCTTATGACGCGCATATTTAACAGAAATACAGAAGGAGTAACGTTTACAAGAGAACAGATAGGCGACATGCTTGATATAAAAGCTGCAATGTATGTGCTTAATGATTATATACACTCAAACTTTGACAACTTGGGGGAATAATCATCCCTTGTATGCCCGATACAGGGGAAGAGGAAAAAGGGTATTTAAAGACCGACACCGAAGATTTAAAGTTTGTTTCGGATTATACAGGCCTTGATTTTAACAGGTGCCTCGAAATTGACTGCTATACTTTTAAACTTCTTTTGAGAGACGCTTTTATTTACAAAATGCGGCAGACAGAGTCAGGCAGAGGGTACTTAGAGGATTGCTATCTTCTTACGCAGACAAAGCCAGATAAAAAGAGGTTAAGGCAGATGTTTAAAGGATGTGACAGCAAATGAGCGCTGGAGTTGATTTAGGTTCGCTTTTTACAAGAATCGTAGTAGACGCAAATGACGCAAATAGGCAACTTAGGAATTATGAAGACAGTGCCGGTGGAGCGGAACAGCATACGGACAGCCTTAAAGACTCACTTAAAAAACTCGCTGTAGGGCTTGGTATAGGCGTAGCGGTTAAGAAGGTGGGGGACGCTTTAGTTGACTGTACAAAATCAGCCATAGATTTTGAAACGAGTTTTGCTCAAGTAAGCACGTTACTTGATAAAAATACAACTGATTACGGTCAGTATAAGGACAGCATAATAAAGGCAAGTAATGAAACAGGCGTTGCAGTTGATGAACTGGCCAAAAGCGTCTATGGTTCTATTTCGGCAGGCGTTGACAGTGCTAAAGCAGTACAGTTTACGACAGACGCCGTTAAGCTTGCAAAAGGCGGTTTTACGGATACGGCAAAAGCCGTTGACGTTATGACTACAGCTATAAACGGTTATAAACTAAGTGCTGACGACGCCGGTAAGATTTCTGATTTGCTTATCACAACTCAGAACTTAGGTAAAACCACAGTTGACGAGTTGGCATCGTCAATGGGTGCTGTAATTCCTATAGCCTCAGGCGCTAACTTTAGTATTGAGGAACTTTCAGCGTCATATGCTCAGCTTACTAAAAATGGTATTGCCACATCAGAAGCCGGTACATATATGAAATCAATGCTTTCAGAGCTTACAAAGGCAGGAAGCACTACAGATAAGGCGCTTCATTCTCTTACGGGCAAAGGCTTTGCAGACTTAAAAAAAGAAGGAAAGAGTACAACAGAAATATTAAAGCTTCTTTCTGACAATGCAGAGCAAAATGGAATGACTTTAAAAGATATGTTTAGCAGTACGGAAGCTGGAAGTGCGGCATTAGTTTTGATGTCACAGGACGGTGCTGAATATAATGATATACTTAAAGCTATGCAGGAAAGTTCAGGAGCTGCAGAGGACGCTTTTAACAAGATGTCCGAAACGCCGCAGGTTCAATTAAACAATCTTAAAAATATGCTTGCCAATATGGGTATCGAACTTGGTGAGAAGCTTTTACCTATAGTAATGCAGGCGGCCAACTATATAAAACAGCATATGCCGGAGATAGAAAGCACAATTACAAATGTGTTTGACAATATAGGCAAAGCAATACAGTTTGTTATTGACCATATAAATGTTATTCTTCCATTGATTTCCGGAACGGTAGCTGCCTTTACAGCGTTTAAAATAATAAGCACCGTTGCACCGCTTTTTACAAGTTTAGCAGGGGCTATAAAAGGTGCCACAACTGCACAGGGTGCGCTTAACGCTGTAATGACAGCTAATCCATTTGGAATGATAGCTCTTGCTATTGGGGTGCTTGTAGCTGCGGGTGTAGCGCTGTATATGAACTGGGATAAAGTAAAGGCGGCGGCTCAGGAGCTTTTTAAAGAGCTTTCAAAATGCTGGGAAGATATAAAAACTTCTGTAAAAAATGTTCTTGACGGAATAATTTTATTTATAAATACTTTTGTTGAATTATTTACTGCAATTTGGAATAAATACGGAGAGGATATAACAACATGTATATCTGCCGCATGGGAGCTTATAAAACAAGTTTTTAATACTGCATTTACACTTATAATAAATTTATTAAATACATTTAAAAAATTATTTGAAGGAGCTTGGACAGGTTTATGGGAAACGGTAAAAACCCTTGTAGTAAATCTATGGAATAATATAAGTAATTTGCTTAACAAATGGCTGGATTTATTAATTCAAAACATTAAGACACGTGTAAATATGTTTACAGAGGCAGGAAAAGCAATATTTACAGGATTATGGAATGGTTTAAAAGGTGTCTGGAGCAGTATTATTTCTTGGGTTTCAAACATATTAAGTAATCTTATAAGCTCTGTGAAAGGTGTCGGCAGCAAAATGTACAGTGCAGGCAAGGAAATCATAACTAAACTTTGGGACGGATTAAAAGACGTTTGGGGAGATATTAAGAGCTGGGTATCTAATAAAGTATCTTGGATTGCTGACAAAGTAAA